TGGTTCCCATGGTTAAGCGAGTATCCACTAAGCAGAGGGTGGCTGGCCGCAAGAATCTGGTAAAGGCACAGGTAGGCAGGATTGGCAAACGTGGTACACACTACAAAAAGAGAGTATACAGCTAGGATGATTAAATGCAGAAGGTGTGGCGGCCCACTCTATTTGTATAGAGGGGTGTATGGTAATGAGCCTACATGTTTGTATTGTGGATGTGTGTATTATGACAAGAACAAGGCAGAGCCTGGCAGATATAGGATGGGTGGCCATTACAGGAGCAGATAGTGACGATAGAGGGACAGTTCAGAGAGCTAATAGCCAATGACCGCAAGTTCATTGAGACCTTGTTTGTGGTGGAGAACAAAGCCAGGCATGAGGTGCCTTTTTGTTATAACACTATACAGGTGGCTGCTGACTCTGAAGAGAGCGGAATGGATATATGGGTCAAGCCAGCCCAGGTTGGATTCAGCACCGAGCGGATTGCTAAGAGGCTGAAGGACACATTAACTACACCTGGGACTAATACGGTGCTGGTGGCCTATGAAGATTTCATCACTGAGCGGTTGCTGAATAAGGTTAATTTTTTCTATAATCACTTGGCGACACTTGGAATCCCTGGCTTCCCAGAGATACATCATGATTCTACTTATGAGAAAACATTTAGGTTCATCGTGCATGGGAAGGTCATTAGTACATCCAGCATCTATATAGCGAGCGCCAGGAGCTATGTAGCTGGCCGTGCTGAGACCATACATCATTTGCTACTGGACGAGTTTGCATTTTATCCAGGGAACGCCATGCAGAACATAGTTAGTCCGGCATTGGATAGAATACCACCAGGTGGTACAGTTGACATATACTCTACACCTAATGGTGAGGAGAATGATTTTTATGGCATGTATCAGCTGGCTAAAGAAGGCAAGTCGGTGTTTAGGCCACACTTCTTTCCTTGGTTCTTGCATGCGGAGTATAAGATAGAGCTTGGTGATGAGAGGATTATCAAATACATACCAGAGACCAATAAGGTGGAGTTCCCACTAGACACTGATGAGGTTAATCTGGTGTTGAACCATCAGTTAACATACTCTCAGATTAGGTGGCGCAGGTGGAAGCTCAAAGAGAAGCAGAGTCTCAGGAGAGGGAATGAGTTGAGCTTGCTGTTCCAGCAAGAATTTCCTGAGGATGATGTTAGTTGCTTCTTGGCTACAGGCAATCAACTCTACGATAAGCTGCTAACTGATAGGCTTACTGATATGAGCTATCCAGCCAAGCGAATAGAGAATGGATTACATGTGTGGTATCCATATGAGAAGGGTGGTAGGTATTTGGTAGCTGGTGACCCTGGCCAGGCCAAGGTTAGCCAGACTGCGATAGTGGTGGTGCAGTTTATTAAGGATGAGCATGGCAACACTATTCCGAGAGTGTGCGCGAGGGATGCAGGGCTTTATGGAGCAGAGGTTATGGCCAAGAAGTTAGTAGCTGCTAGTGATATGTATGGAAGGGCTATGATAACGTGGGAGGCTAATGCTCATGGATTAGCTGTTACTGAGCTATTGAAGAATAGGCGGCCAATATATTTTCGCAAGGACATAGTATCAGGCAGAGAGTCACTGGAGCCGGGCTGGCTGACAACTGGTGGTTCCAGAGGTACTAAGGAATACATGCTGGCAAAGGTTGGGCAGTATTTGCCAGATTTAATTTGCCATGACATAGAGATACCGAGACAGGTGAGGAACCACAGGCTAGTTGGTGACAAGGTAGAGGTAGTCGGTGCCAACGATATATTTATGGCATTAGCCATAGCCCTGTGTTGCTGGGAGCCTAAAGTTGGTAAGAGAGGGTTCGTAGCAACATCAGGATGGAGGTGGTAGAATGGATTTGGATAGGAATGAGCTGGATAGAATACTAGCTAGGTGCAGAACACTTAAGGGAGAGTGGAGTACTCGTAATGCTAAGTTCAGAAAGTGGTACGATGTGCTGAGGTTGAAGGATGAACTGGCTCAGGATGGGATGGAGTCAGTGGTTAGCAATGACCCTAGAACTGGCTATAACTTGGCAAGGCATTTGCTGGTCAATGCAATAGTGGCGCATAAGATTAACCAGGTAGGCCTAGAGGCTGAACAGATTACAGCTACTAGCTACCTGGAGGAATACATAACCAGACAGTGGCAAGAGCACGAGTATAGGTACAGAGCATCCGGCAAGCAGGGCTGGATTTGGAACTTGGTGTCTTGGATGATGGCAACCGGCTGGGTCAGTGTGTTTAGCGTGGTGGAGGGCAATCGCATCTGGAGTGAGGTCTGGAATCCCGCCGATGTGTTTCCTGGATATGGAGAGGATGGATTAGTTGAGGCTGTGCATATATATCCGGTGTCAGCGGCAGCGGCGAATTACAAAGCCAGGAAGATGGGAGCTAGTGTTCAGATTAGAGGTAGCTCTACCATCTATGATTATCACTGGTTTGATGCTGACGGTGATGTTGCTAATTGTACAATACTAGGCACTCAGTACTTGAAGCCACCGACCAAGGATGTGCAGTTATCTAAGGTTCATAGATTACCTGTGCTGTGTAGAGCGGTGGGAGGACTGCCTGATACTGGGTCCATAGACACTAACTGGCAGGAGCATTATGGAGAGGCGCTGGTGGCAACCAACGAGGAAATGATAAAGAATTACAACAAGATGCTGACTTACACCCAGCAGCTTATGAGGGATACTGCTAATCCAAGGTGGCTAGAACTGAGTAACAGTGAGAATGGAATTCTACAGGCAGAGAATTTGTTTAAGAGAGGTGCAATATTTAGAGGTGCACCAGGTGAGACTGTCACACCATTGCCCACACCTCCTATTCCGGTGGAACTAAGGCAGTTGATGCTTGACTACCAGAACATGATACAGAGAGGAGCGTTTCCCTGGTCGGTGTTCGGTAATATCCAGCAGCAAATGAGTTACTTGGCGATGGCTAGTGTGGCATCGGCCTCTATGCAGGTGTTGTCACCCTATGTAGGAGCACTGGAAGGGCTACTCACTGATATGGATAATTACTGGGTTAATGTGATAAGGGAGAACAAGTTGGCTCCTGACAAATACAAGCCACCGGCAGGTATGCCTGTAGATAGCAAGTTCGACGTGCAGGTGGATATAGATATACCTGGGTATTTGATACAGCGGGCAACAGTGGCTAGGATGCTGAATCCATCATTTAAGCTATCTACTACTACGGTGATGGATAAGCTGTTCCCAGAGGTCAGTAACCCATTACAAGAGCAGGCAGGAGCTAGAAAAGACGATGCACTTAATCATCCTAAGGCTGTCATGGCAGATTCCATTATCGCGTATAGGGAACAGGCCAGAGTGCTAAGAGAGGCTGGAGATGCTGACGCTGCTCAGGTGTATGAGAAGTTGGCGGCTAGCTTGGAGATAGAATTGGGTGGTCAACCTCCAGCACAGATACCAGGGCAACAGGTACCAGCTAGAGAGGTAGCACCCACCAGAGAATCAATACCTCTAATGGAGGAACTAAATAGATGACATTATATAGGCAGGCAAGGGGAGAGCAGTTAACAGCGGAGGAGTGGCAGAAGCAGCTTAGAGGACAGTATGAGGTTATGACTACACCTCTGGCCAAGAAGCAGATAGCCTGGCAGGGTGTAGCTAATGAGTATGTAGTTAAGGCTACTGGAGTGCAGGAGCAGCTTGATGCTACAGTGAAGGAAATCAAGCGAATGACAACACCAGCTGGCCCACTAGCCAGGTTGATTTGGCCAGGTGGCTATATGCCTCCAAGTAGTCCATTAGATGTGGGTGTTATGAATAGGTTGAATACCTCAGTCAAGCAGTATGGTGGGGAGATGATTCGGTACAATTTCATGTCCAAACTCTATAGTGAGGCCCCAGCATACTTTCAGAGAATAGTGGCTGAGGGTAGAACATTGACTGTAGAGGATGCAGTAGCAGCATTGAATCCTCCACCTGAACTAACATCTGACGAGTTAACTCAGGTTAGAGATGCTGTGGAGGACATGCTGGAGTCTAGTAGCTTGCCAGTGGAGCCAGAGATGGCAAAGGATACAGAGGTACCGGAGTTACCAGCATTACAGGCTCCACAGCCACGAGAAGGTGTCAAAGGAATACATAGAGTCACCATTGATTTGATTAGGAAGAGTTTATTGGCAGCACGTATCCCAGACCCCATATTATCAGAGGCAGAATACAAGCAGTTTTTGGTGGACTCAGGCAAAGTAGAGAACCTGGGTCAGGCTGAAGAATATGCAGAGACCGCAGAGGAGATTATCAAGCGCTGGCAGGACAGAGATGCGGAGGTAGAGGCTTTCAGGCAGGGTATGTCTGAGATACCTAGCAGGAGTTTTGGTGAGTTGCTGGGCCAGATGGTATTACAGCCTGGATTGGCTATGGCTGATATTATGGGTGTGTATAGTGAGCATGTGAGTGCTCCATTAGCTGGTTTACTGTACGCTAACTTTGTCCCTGACATCCATACCAAGTATGATGAGTACCTCAGAACAGAGGGTGCATGGAGAGCCGCCGCTCATGCCTGGGCTGACTGGGACCAGAACTGGGCATTAAAGTATTTGGTGTTAGAGGGACTGGTTGACCCTCTGAATTATGTAGGGTTTGGATTGGGTGCTAAGCTGACCAAACCTATTCCGGCTCTCAGCAGGGTAGTGGGTGCTGCTGAGAAAGGGTTATCAGATGTGCTGGAGTTACCCTTCGATGCAATTAAGTATGGAGTTAGTAGGATTCCCAAGACACCAGGCCAGTTAGCACTGAGGGCCCAGCACCAAGCCCAGCAGTTGGTTGAGGCCGGAGTCACCAGCTGGACCCATAAAACATTTGGGCAGCTAACCCAGGTTGACTTTGCCAAGTTCAGGCGAGTGGCTGTCAAGTATGTGCAGACGGTGAGAGGCTCTCAGTCAGAGTCGGTGCTGGCACAGGCTGGCAGAGAGTTTCTGAAACATGCGCCGGTGGACATGGATACAGCCAAGGGCTGGGCACTAGCTGTGAAGTCAGGGCTGACTCCAGACCAAATTACCAGCTCTACAGTCAGCAGTATTAATGATGTGTTTGAGGATATGTTCACACACCGGAAAATTAGTACCAAGGAGGCTGGAGTTAGGGTAGCTGCTATACTAGGCCAGAGCAGTGATGAGAGTGTGAAGGTGGCAGTAGGGCTGGTAGACTCCAGAGCCAAAAAGATATTGGCTGGTGCTGCCAAGTACGATAGTGCCAAGACCCCCTACAAGGCTATGCAGGCGCTGGGCCATAATAATTATAGGCTAGAGGTAGCTACTCAGGAGTCAGTAGCCTATTTTGAGAGGCAGAGGGCCGGTCGCATGGGTGTATTACTGCATGACATACCAGCAGACATTCAGCGGGTGTGGTCTAATTACATAGACAAGCTGGTGGTCAAGAACTTTGCAGAGGCTTATCTAACATTCGGCATGTATGGGCCTATGAATGTGATAGAGGACATGATGAGGTCAGCATTAGGTGGAGTCATACCTAGACGCATGGGCAGCCTTGATTTCAGTAGCCTCTCTATAGGACTAGTAGTAGACCCTATCAGCAAACACCAGAGTATATCTGATATGATGGGTGCATTGAGGACAGGTGTGGATGCTGCCAGCCATAACAACTGGGTCAATACATTAGGGTTCTCACCCATGGGTATTACTGCCTATGCATTGACAGGAGGTAGAATCACACCAGCCAGATTCGCCCGTGAAGCCTATAGGGTGATGGTAGAAATGCCAGGTGGTATCAGTGCTGATATTAGGAGAAACTTTATAGCCAGAAGATACCTGCAAATATTACAGGAGAAGGGTGGTCCTGGATTCAAAGCACTAGTGGATGCTATGGGTTCAGTCCCTAAGCTGGTGGATATTGACAAGAAGCTGGTCAAGCAAATAGAGACTGAACTTTATCACCTAGCTACGACTGGTGATGACAAGCTGGTGAGAGGAGCCAAAGAGCTATTCACCCGCAAAAACATAGTGAGGCAGGAAGTCAGAAATGTGCTGGCTAAGTATCCGGACCTGCCAATAGTAGTAAGGCAGCATGTATTGGATGCCTATGACTCTGGAGAGCTGTTAGCTAGAGGTGCTGACTCCATTGAGGAGATTATGAGGGAGGGTAGCAAGCTCCTGACTGACGAGTTCCTCAAGAGTCCAGAGTTAGCCAGCAAACAGTTTGAGGATTTGTCCAGAGTCCTGACTAACATGGCTATTAATAATCCAGAGGAGATGGCCGGTGCTCTGATAGCTATCAACAAAATGTCAGAGATTTATGGAGCTATGCCTAAGCAGATAATAAGTCAGGCTAACCTCAAGAGCAGAGGCCTGCCATATGAGCAGAGGAATCCCATGATAAACAAGGCACTGGATGACATAGCCATGTTTAGGGATAGAGGAGCTGTGGCACTGGATGCAGTAGTAGACAAGATGCGTAAGACAGTGCTGATGACCAGGAAGCTGGATGCCATAGATTGGACTGGTGTGAAGTGGGGCAAAGGTATCAGCGAAACTCAGCAAGCTAGGATAAAAGCTCTGATGGATGAATTACCATTCACTATTAAGCAGAAGCATATAACCAGCATAGATATTGACAAGACCAAAATTGCGGAGGCGATGAAGAAGTATAATCTAGAGAATGTAGCCGCATATTACCATCCCCACACAGGTGGTACCGCTGACATTGTTCTTAGTTCTGCTGGTGTACAAAAGAGAGAATTATACCATGAGATTGGTCATGGTATAGCAGCAGGTTATGCCAGAGCTGGTGACTTCAGCCTATATACAGAGTATGCTAAGGCACTTAATATTGTGGTAGATTTCAGCACAGTAGATGATACAGTCAAGTTATACATGAAAAGGTACGGTTGGGGCCTTGAGGATAGCAGGTTACAAGCGATACGTAATGTTTCTATGCGTACCAAGGTGCTTAGTGAAGCCAATCCAAATTATGATACACTGGAAGAACACCTGGCTGAATCATTCTTGGCCTGGTGTAGCCCAGATGATTCCCGTATGCTCTTGACCAACAATCAACGCCAGTTCTTCCAGGACCACTTTCCTAAGCGCCAGCAGGACTTGAAGCTTCCACCTGAGTATGCACAAGCGGCAGACAGCCTGTTCACGCTACAGACAGCTAAGAGGGTGAGCTTGGCTCAGTTGAACTCTGACATGAATGAGTGGCGTAGAGGTTTCTTTGCCAATGCCAGTAAGCAGGAGCTTAAAGAGTCCAGGTTCTGGGATTCCTTCTACACAGAGTTGGATGGTTGGACTCACAAGCTGAATGTAGCAGCTACCGGCTATGACAGTGCCATAGAGGGTGCTATTAAGGCTATGGATACTGCGATTGGAGTGTCCAGAAAACCCAGAGCAGCTATTGTGGTGAGAGACAGGCCATTAGCACCAGCCGATGTGGCTCAGTTATTAGAGACACATACTAATGAGTTGTCAAGCTCATTACTAGAGGCTATCACTATCCAGAATGACCGTGACATGTTTGTCAGATATGTGATGGGCAAGGTTGGGAAAGAGGATGTAGGATTCAGTGATGAGTCAGTGGGTCGGGTGTTTGACCAGATAGCATATAGCCTAGGGGAGAGACCTGAGAGCATGAGTTGGTTATCGGCCAAGCGGATAAACATGGAGGGCACCAGACAGGAGTTACATGCCCTTTATGCCAGGAAGCTACTGCCAGATGACAAGATGCAGAAAATCCACAAATATATAGATGATGTAGCGGACAGAGTAGGTGGTGTTGGTGTGAAGACTAACCCTGAGTATGCTGACTATAATCAGCTACGCCAAGCCTCTATGGATGAAGCCCACAAGTGGTATTACAAAGAGTATGTAGACTATAGTAATGCCAATGCTTTTGATGCCATGATGAAGGCAATTTATCCGTACTGGACATATGAGAGCCAACGCTGGTTCTACTTGCCCAGACAGATGCTCAAGCATCCAGTGACCTTTACTACTCTAGGTAGGTATAACAACTATTCTGATGACGGCTACATACATGTGCCAGGCACCAGCATAGACATTAGCCCATTCAGAGGCACAGTGTGGGGTGCTGTGACTGGGAGATTGACCAAGCGCGACTATCCAGAGTACTATGATTCGCTGCCATTTGCAGGAGGCCTGGTTGGTTTCAATGACTTCTTGAGCCGCTATGGATTCTACCCAGGTGCTCACATGAGTATACCTCTGGCTCTACTTGGTGGCAGAGAGTCACAATTTGGAGAGGTACTGCCAGCTACCTATAAGACACTGTTGGATACATTAGTGGCTGTACTACCAGAGAGTAGCTCGGTGAGGGCACTCACTGACAGAGTATTCCCTGACCGTTTTAGAGATTATTTGACCATCAAGGAGATTAACCGTAGAGGTGGTAAGGGTAGCTTGCTATTTGCCAAGAGAACAGAGGGTCCACTGACAGATGAGGAGCAAGCTGAATGGGATTCTGCCAGACGTGTCACTGCCATGTATTCTGCCGGCTTCGAACAGTTTGGGTTATTTAGGTTCCGGCCAGAAGAACAGATTAAGATGCAGGAAGAAGCAGGTAAAGCTATAGAGGATATGGTAGGCATAACAGTAGACCAGCAGGAGTGGTACAGGCGCCACGGTTATAACATGTGGGATATAGTGGGAGGTCTGTCACCAGAGCAAATAGATAGCCTGAAGGCACTAGGCTACTACCAGTATGCTGGCTCTACCAGACCTCTAATGCCATCTGCCCAGCAGGATATATTAAATAACATAGAGCTGGCTTGGGATTCAGTACATAGCTACAGTCAGAACTTGCTGGACAGAAAGCTCCAACTACAGCGAGACTTTATGGCAGGTACTATTGGTCCATCAGCCTACAGAGAGGGTTTGCTGGGTATCTATAATGACCAGAGAGGCTTTATTGATAATAAGGCGGCTGAGGTGCCAGAGATGCTGTTAGAGAACAGGGCTGAGTATTACAAGAAGTATGGAGTTGCCCAGCCCGTACAACATCCTATGCAGGAACTAATTAACCTTTACTTCACCATTGAACTGAAGGACATGATAGACCCTGAAACCGGTGAGAAATTGAAGGACTGGGATACCTTCTGGGCAGAGCGTGCTGCCATTGAGCAGGCAATACCGGAGGAATACAAAGGACAGTGGCAAGCTTTTATCAGTAAGAATACCACTAGAGTAGAGGAACTACGGCGAGAAGTTAGTACTAAGTATTTCAGAAAGTACGATGACCTGTATGAGCAGGTGCTAGCCAAGTACAGTATAGAGGAGCAATCCCTACTCAAGGAATTCTTTTACCTACAGAGAACAGGGCAGCAGTTAGAGAGGCAGCAGTTGATTAGAGAGACTATGACAGCAGGTGGCAAACAGCTAGTGTCTGATTTCCAGTCCGATGTCAGTAGTGCTAGAAAGGCTCTACGCTATGCTAACCCGGCTCTGGATGCCTGGCTCCTCTACTGGGGCCGTACCACCAGCTTTACCACCCAGCAGGCAGAGCTGTTATACAAGCAACTAGCTGCTGATACAGGTCGAACCATCTGATGTACTGTATTATAGCTAATACTACTTTAATAGCATATAGTACAGCTTGACACGCTAAGTAGCACGTAGTAATATATAGCTGGAGGTACAATATGACTGACAATAATGGAACCTTTACACTTAACCAGGACGGCTCTGTTGACCTACCTATAGATGGCAAGCCTATCAGGTTCGTCAAGGAGTCCGACCTGCTTGCTGTAAAGGGTGGTGCTGAAACCAGAGCCAAGGAGTGGGAAACCGAGCGTACCAATATCAATAATAAGGTAACTGAAGTAACTCGGCTCAGGGATGAGACACACCAGAAGCTGGTAGAAGCACAGGCTGTAATAGAGCAAGCAAACAAGAAGTATGGGGACTATGACACCTTGAAGAGTAAGGTGGGTGAGTTGGAACAGCAAGTGGCTGGATTTAACACATCCAGTGGCAAGCTCCAAGAGGAACTTGCAAGCCGTATCAGAGGGAGGCTGTTAGTTGATGGCGCCACCGAAGATGCGTTGAAGGGGAAAACTCTAGACCAACTCAGGAATCTAGAGGAGGCCGCTAACTTGCTAGGGAGAGGTGGCAAAGCTCGGTATGATGGAGGTGGAGGTGGCAATAATGGCCAGGCTGAAACCCCCTATGACCGCGCTGGCCGTATTCTCCAAGAGGCAAAAGAGCGGCGATTGAAGAGTTAGGAGGAGTTAAATGGCAAGTTCTGGTGGACATTGGAAAACCTTGGCTGAGGCACAGAAGCTGACTCAGTCACACAAGATACCTGGGGTTTTTGAGGAAGACATTAAGCGGAATAACCCGGTGGAGTTCATGCCTGTGGCCCAAGCTGCCGGCACCGGCCTCAAGATTGAGTGGTTGCAGGAGAACACCACCACTGAGAGTGCGGTAGCTGAGGCAGATGTCGGTGACCAGCTGGTTTGGGGCGAAGATGTGGAATACACAGAGAGGGAGTCTACTCTCAGGTATGTGTATTTGCAGAGGAAGCTTGACCGCTATGTCCAGAACATCTATGGCACCTACAACGACTACGAGAGACAGGTGCTCATGGAAATGGAAAAGGGCATGAAGCGGAAGATTGGGGACAGGGTCATCTATGCGGACACTACCTACGGTGGAACACCTACCCAATGGGATGGCTGGCACGCCCTTGCTGCTGAGAGAGGCACACCCAATGCAGCGGCTACCACCACCTACAGTGACCTGAACATAGATGCCGCGACTGCCGCCCTGCCACTAGCCCTGCTCCGGCGCATGATTGATGCCATGAAGTTCGGCTGTGACATGCTGTGGGTGCCACCCCAACTGAAGCTGCGGTTCGACGCTGCCTATGACGAGAAAGGTTTTGTCTATTCGGTGAGCAGTAATGAGACCAACTTCTACAGTCTAATTACCAGAGGCATCAACGAGCTTGGCAAGCCTATCCTGTTCTGGGCAGGTATTCCCCTTGTTGCGAGTGATTATCTGGTGGCTGAACAGGATGGAACTGGTACTGGTGGGACAAGTAACAAGAGAGCTGCTTACAGCAGTGGCACCAAATGCTACAGCATATTTGGGCTTAAACTCGGCAACGTGATGGCCAGAGAACCCGGTATTACACTAGCATTTGGTGGCACAGAGAACCAGGGCGACTTCTACGAGCTTTGGCCTTTCCCCAGATTGGAAGACTTCAACGCAGGTGGTCTGCGTATGGATTTCTACGGCACCGTGTTGCTGGGTTCCACCAAATGTCTTGGTAGAATCTTTGACATCACGGATGCGGCTATCACTGCCTAGTGGCTGCGGCTACGGCTTAAGATGCTATAGGAGGAGTTAGATGACACAATCAGTTAAGAGTCCTGTCCATAAAATCATCAATAGGGGTGGTGCAGCTATTTGGCTGCCACCTTCCTGCTTTGCCTACAGGGGTATTCCATCTCCCGACATCTACGCACAGTCAGCAGACCAGATATTCCCGCTTGGAAGCAAGCTGGAGTTTGCTGATGGTAGGGTGTTTAGGTATGGCCAGTTTGCCGAGACATCTACTACACCGCTCATAGCCAGAATGGTTGCCAACCAGAGTTTGGCTCCTGGTGCAACTGGTGGTTCCACTTATGGCTACGAAGGAACGCTGGATGCCACCAGTGACTATGCGGTAGGGTCAACCAAACTGATAATGGATGACACCACAGACCGTGCAGAGAATTATTATGAGGATGGTATGCTGGCGGTCTACCCTAGTGGTCATTATGTGGAGTACCGGATAGCCGGTAACGATGTAGCGGCTACTGTGGATGATGTCACTATCTATCTGGATGACCCGCTAGGTCTACAGACCGCGCTGGTTGTCAGCAGCACCGGCATTACCGCATATCCCAGTATTTTCAAGAACACAGTGTATGCAGATGCGGCTGGCTACGAAACCCCTACTGGTGTTCTACTGGCCAGCGGTATGACCAGTACCTACTTCGCCTGGATTCAGCGCTCAGGTCGTGCTATCATCACGCCAACTGCCTACTTCGGTGATAGTGCCAATGAGAGACTGGCCATGTACTGGTCAGATGCTACTATTGCAACGGCTGCAACAGCAGACCCGTCTAGCGGCTACATGATAGTAGGCTATCTGACACAGCGCACACAGTCCAGCTACGGTGACCTGGAAGTCTGGCTCACCCTAGAATAGAGAGGGTGTAAGGAGTATTGAGATGGCAGATATAAGGGAATTCAAGGGACCCAATGCCAAGCATGGAGAAGCCGGCAAGATGGTCGACTTTGACAAGGCAGCGGCTGAGCTTGGCTGTACCAAGGTTGAGTTGACCAAGAACAAGATGCCCCAGTTCATAGAGTGGGTAGCTAAACAGTAAGGAGGGGGAGGAGGCAGGCTGAGTGGTCTGCCTCCTTAACCAATATGAACATATTTGAAGCAAGAGGTAGAGTAGCAAGTAAGGTGAGGCCACCTACACTGATTTGTAGAGGCTGTGGGGCAGTTACCTATGTACCAATTAACTGTGTGTCGGTTAGGTGTAGTAGATGTGGAAAGCCACATAGGCTGGTGGTTGAAGGTGACAAGCCAGTAAATGTAGTGAGGTTGTGAGATGGGTGCAGGCATTATCATATCAGATACACCGCCAGAAAAACTCAATAGGTATACCTGGCTGAAGATACTGGCTAGCGGAGCCAGAGAGTACTATGAGTGGGTTGGTAACGACTGGGTGTTGGTTAAAACAGAGGCTGCACCAGCCACAGGTGACCATGTGCATACTACATTGGGTGACCTAAATATCACAGGCACACTTTCAGCCAATGGTGATGCTGGCGTAACAGGTCAGAGGGTAATACAAGGTTACACACTCACATTCAAGAAAGGGTTGCTGGTAGGATTCCAGGCCCCATAGGAGATAGTATGCCAAAATACACAGTGCTAGAGGAAGGACAGGCCGAGCTAGGTGTCACCGAGATGACTAACTTACTGAGGAACCTATTGAGAGTCTATAGGTTCAGGAACCATAACCAGAATCCAGACAGGCTGGTACTACCCATAGTGAGAGAGGTGGATGGGGTATCAGTAGTGCTAAGTGAGGAGGCTGACAATGAGCCCGTTACCAGTGGAAAAACTAACTCCAGAAAGCGCTGATGAGATGGTGAATAATGCCATCAGCGAATCCATAGCCATGTGCATGAAGGAGCCCATACCAGAAGGCTATGATGTCACTGACGAGAACAAGCAGAAGTGGTGTGCCGGTAAGGTGTATGGTATGGCCAGAGAAAAAACAGGCAAGCAGTTGGGCCAAGGGAAGGTGCAGGCATGATTGCAGGATTGGTTAAAACCCACATAGCGGTGTCGGTGCTGGACAGCAGCACCACAGTGATTGCAGCGAACCAAAAGCGCCAGTACATATTGTTGCAGAATGATTCAGACACAGCCATCTACCTAGGGCTGGGTCAAGCAGCAGTGGTTAATACTGGTATTAGGATTAATGCAAATGGTGGTAGCTACGAAATGAGCCCTAAATACAGGAACCTCTACACAGGTGCCATCTACGCAATAGCTGCCTCAACCGGCAAAGTGTTATGCGGGATGGAGATGGAATAGTGGCTACAGCAGAGGGACTGAAAGCGTTCCTGGCTAAGCGAGGTTACAGAGCGGATGTGAGTGAGGAGAGTCCGAGCACCTGGCTTATCAGTTTGAGGAGTGATACAGTAGAGGAAGTCAGCAAGCTGTTGGTTAATATAGGTGAGCCAGGCCGCTTCATAGTGAGTGTTAAGTTGGCAGATTTGGTGGGAGTTCTATCCACTGAGCTAGACCTGCCGACAATTATACAGGCTATCAATGGACTGAAAACAACAGTCGGGATGCTGGAGAAGGATATGTCCAAGAACACAGATAGTATTAGGGCGAATGGTGACGAGTTAGCCAAGCAAGCTACAGTTACAGTGGCACAACAGAAAGATGCCATAGCTGATATTAACAGGCAGCTAGATAAGCTGACAGCAGCTATGATGACCAATTTCGGTGAGCTTAATGAACAGGTGGGTAGCTTGGCTACTAGAGTCCAGCAACTAGAATCTAGGCCTTGGTACAAGAGATGGTAGGAGTAGGCATATGCCTATAAGTAATCCGAATCCACCAACTGTATTAGACGAGGACGTAATTGTCCGCACCTGTGAATACATTAACTTCACGGGTGCTGGAGTTGTGGCTACCTATGATGCTGTGACAGGGAGAGTGGATGTCACTATAGCTGGAGGTGCTGGAACTGGTGACATGGATAAAGCCACTTATGATCCTGATGAGGATGGAGTCATAGCATCGGCTCAGTTGGATACAGGCCTGGCATTATTAGATGGTAGCCGTACCTACACCGGTGATATGAATCTAGGTGGCTTTGACATTGGCTATATAGGCCATTTCTCAGGTGGTAATCAGGCAGTAGATGCTCTGACTGGGTTCGTGTATGATGAGGCAGTAGCCATAGCCGACAACAGTGTGCATAGGGGTGGGTATTTCAATCCTAGAGGTGCCAAGGCAGATGCAGCTTTCACCAACCAGCAAATAGCACTACAGGGTGACTCCATGATACTGGCTACGAATAGCCAGAATTGGAGTCATTCAAAGGCATTGGTTGGTGTATATGCAGCACCACAGGTAATAACAGGTGCGACTGGTAACCTAGGCGGTGTGGTTAGTGTACAGGCTGTTGCAACTCTTAATGGAATGGTAACAACTAACAGGTATGGCCTGTATGTTAATGATGCTGGTGGTACAGCTACCCTTACTAACCAGTATGGTGTATATATAGAGGAGATGGACAAGGGTGGCACGCTGAACTGGGGGCTATATAACCTGTCAGACAGCTACTTTGCCAAGCCCATTACATTGAACCCGATAGCCACTGCCAGCCTACCAGTAGCCCCCCTAGAGGGTATGCTCACCTATGATGCTACGCTGGACAAGTTGACCTACCGAGATTCGGATAGCTGGGAAGTGGTACTAGCTGTATCAGATGTGGATGATACTCCGGTCAATGGAGCAGACACAGTTCCAGTAAGCAGCAATTGGGCATTTGACCATGTAGCAGCAGCAGACCCTCACACTGGATACATGCTGGAATCGGTACTGACTGAGCAAGGCGACGTGCTTTATGCGAGTGGCGTAGCGACTCTGGCAGCATTACCACATGGTACGGCTGGGCAAGTTCTACAGAGTGGTGGACATGCTGCTAATCCCAGTTGGCTATCCCTTGGTACAATGGCAGCTGAGACTGCCACTGACTATGTAGCGAAGGCCCTATTTGATGCCCATACAGTTCTGTATGCTACAAGTGACAATACACCTGCTGCATTATCTGTTACTGAGCAGACGGTAGTAGGCAGGATTACCAGTGGTAATATTGCTGCCCTGTCAGTGGCTCAGTTGCAGACCCTTATATTTAGTGCTGCTCTGCCAGAGAACATAGGCATATTCTTTGATGAGGCATTATCAGCCGATGGTAAATACAGTGGCTTTGTAACCTCTAACTTTAAGGCAGGTGCAACGCTAGCATTTGGTGACGCAGTATATCTAGCGGTTGCGGATGACAGATGGGAGCTAACAGATTCCAGTGCTGAGGCTACAACCAAGTGTCTGGCTGGTATCTGTGTACTAGCAGCAGCAGGTGATGGTAGTGATACAACCGTGTTACTGCTTGGTAAGGTTAGGGCAGATACTGCATTTCCCAGCTTTACCAAATATGCACCTGTATTTTTTAGTGAGACAGCAGGTGATTTGACCAGTACGGCACCTATAACAGCAGGTGCTTGTATTAGGGTAGCAGGTTGGGCATGGTCAGCAGATGAATTATGGGTACAGCCAAGTGGTGACTGGTTTGAACATGCTTAGGAGAGAGTGTGAAGTTAGTCTTTAACTCGACTGGTACGCATATCAAGCATGACCTCAAGACAGGCAAAGAGTTCTTGAAGGTTCGCTTTGATGTATACCCTGCTATCGGGGACAAGACGTACGAGCTTCACCATGTCTACGTCGTGGATGAAACCAGCGCCGCGTTTCTGGCGGGCTATCCTGGCAAGCTCAATCCTGACGGCTCACCTGTTAATCAGAAGGCATGGGATACGTGGTGGGACTCCCTGCCTCGCGTGTGGAAACTCAATCCCTGTCTCTGCCACTTCATCATCATCCCCGAACTGGCCCTGAAGGACGACGTTGCCGCATACCTCCAATCAATCTACAACTCTGAGGCTGTAGCGACGCTGGACAAGTATCTCGACTACAGCATCTATGAGCATCCGTCCCACTACATCAGCACTTTCATGCGGGACAAATCGGCACTTCTCAAACAGGCAGTCACGGCAACCGATAAAGCCGGACTGATACTTGAGGTAAACGACAGGCTCAAGGCTCTTGCTGATATTACTGCTTTGAAGGGCATTACCCCATTGGATGCGAAGCCACAGAGTATTGATATTGGTGGGGGTGCAACGGACAGAGGC